CTTATTTAAAACCGCCGTCATAATTAAAGATGCAATTTATAGGATGTGCATATATCATATGGATATATACAGGAAGAAACTGTAATTGCTGGAGATGTCGGTGAAACTAGTTGGTATGCCGTTGTTTGCTGGTCATCGGGCCATCCCCTCCCCCTCCTCCTGCATGGCGAACCAAAACCAGCCCACCTCAAAGGAGCTCGCATGAAAATCATCATTGACGGTCTCGAGGAAGGGCAGGTGGCAGTGGTCGCAATCATGGGCGCTGACTTTTACCCGGAGGAAGATCCTGACCCAGGTGAGGAAGAGGATGAAGGTGAAGAGCAGCCTGTCATACGAGCTGTCATAGGGAAGGTTGTAAATATCAATGAGTAGTGGCGCAGGAAGACCAAGAAAGCCAACGCAGCTTAAAGCGTTAAACGGGACACTGAGACCAGATCGAGCAAACCCGTCTGAACCTCAACTCCCGGTGGGCTTGCCTGACCGGCCTTCTTGGTTAGACGAAGATCCACTCGCCGCACAGCTATTCGACCAGGTCACCAAATACATGGTCGACATGCAGGTTGGCACACACGTCGACGGCTTGGCGCTATCAATGTTGTCAGACCAGGTCGCTATGTATCTCCGTCTTCGCAGAACAATCCTCGATGAAGGCGAACTTATAAATACCCAAAACATCAATGGCGACCCGGTCATCAAACCTCATCCAGCCATTGGTCCACTTAACCAGGCATTCACCAACATCAACAAACTGTTAAGGGAGTACGGGCTCACAGCAAGCTCGAGATCTCATCTTCATGCGAAGGCAGATGTGAATAGCCCAATTAACACCTTCGAGGATTTTTTGAATGGATGAGAATTTTAAGAATTGGTTCATGGTCGGCTGGCCGGTGCTAACTGTTGTCGTGGGAATGATTTACATGGCCGGTAGCCAGAATCAGGAAGTCGTCCAGATTGAACAAGACGTGACTGAGATGCGCCCACTGCTCGCTCGAGTTGCGGTCCTCGAGGCTGGCGCTGACCAAACGAAAGAAGACCTTTCAGAAATAAAAGCAGACGTAAAGCTTATTCGCGACTATCTGCTCGAGAAGAGGGAATGACATGAGCCTACTGTCTTTCCTTGGACCCGTCGCCGACATCGGCAAGCAGTTCTTACAGAACAAAGCCGAGAAGTCGAAAGCTAAGCACGAGCAGGAACTTGAGGTCATCAAGAACGGCGCTGAGTGGGAAAGCAAAATGGCCGACGCCAGCAGTAATAGCTGGAAAGACGAGTTCTGGACGATTGTCTTAGCAGCTCCCGTTTTCATGATCGGCTACGCCATCGCAATGAATGACGTCGCTGTGATCGAGCGAGTGGATATGGCTTTCAAAGCACTCGATACACTACCCGAGTGGTATCAGTACTTATTGTTCCTTGCTGTCAGTGCCAGCTTTGGAATCCGAGGTGCTGACAAGCTCATGAAGCTTAGGAGCAAGTAATGAGCTCAGGCTGGGCAGTGTCAGACGACAAACTTGTCGAGCTCGCCTGGACCTACGCTCAGGATGTGGTCTCCGGCAAAATGCCTGCCTGCACTAACGTTCAGTTGAGTTGTAAGCAAGCCCTCGCGATGCGAGAGCGCAAAGACATCAGCTTCGACGCTAATGCAGCCGCACGACCGATTCGTTTCGCGTCCTTTTTGCATCATCTGAAAGGTCCACTCGCAGGCGAAGCTATTGAGTTCGAGCCCTGGCAAATGTTTCTAGTGAGTCAGGTTTATGGGTGGAAGAGGGCAGACGGCCAAAGACTACGTCGATCTGTCTATATCGAAGTTCCTCGCAAAAGTGGCAAGAGTACTTTGTGCAGTGTACTCAGTCTGTATCACCTGATGGCAGATAATGAGAACAGTGCAGAAATCTATTCGGCTGCTACGAGCCGCGACCAAGCGCGCATTGTCTTTGGCGATGCTCAGGCGATGGTGAAAGGTAGCAGCCACCTCAACAAACATTTGACCGTGAATCGTAGCTGCATCAGTTACGAAGCAAAGAACAGCAAGTTCGAACCGCTTAGTGCTGATGCTGGATCGCTCGAGGGTCGCAGCCCTTCATTCTCTGTGGTTGACGAACTCCACGTACACAAAACCTCTGAGGTCTACGATGTACTTAACGTCGCATCAGGTGCTCGAGCTCAACCGCTGCTTTTCACAATAACGACGGCTGGAGTCAATCGAGAAGGCATCTGCTATCAGGTCCGTGACTACGCGCTTAAGATTCTCGAGGGCCATGTCGACGACGACACATTCTTCTCGCTCGTTTACGGTATCGATGAAGAAGACGATTGGCGTCTCGAGGCTACCTGGCAGAAAGCCAACCCAAACTATGGCGTCAGTGTTCAGCCAGATGACTTGGCTCGGCTTGCTAAACAAGCTGAAGAGTCGCCGTCAGCCGAGACTAACTTCAAGACTAAACGTCTGAATGTCTGGTGCTCGACTGACTCTGCTTGGCTGTCGATGTCAGCTTGGGATGCTTGCAACAAAGTTAGACCGCCGATCACGCAGTTCAAAGGTCAGCCGTGTTACATCGGTCTCGATCTCGCGTCAGTCAATGACTTCGCGTCTGTCGCCTTGCTGTTTCAAAAAGACGGCGAGCTCTATCCCTACGTTTACAACTTCCTGCCCATGGACACGATTGTCGATAAGTCGGGCGCGATGGGTGCTAAGTATCGAGAGTGGTTAGACAAAGGCTACATCATCGCTACCGACGGGTCGGTCACTGATCTGTCTTACATCAAGCAAAAAATTCTCGACGCTTGTGAAACCTACAACGTCAAGCAGATCGCGTTTGACCCTTACGGCGCTCACGAGCTCGTGTCGGAACTGCTCGACCAGGGGCTTCCTATGGTTAAGTTCCCTCAAAACATTATGAACATGTCAGACCCAGCCAAAGAGTTTGAGAAGGCTGTTCTGTCACAACGTCTCGTTCACGGTGACGATCCCGTCGTCAGGTGGATGGCGTCTAACGCCGTTATTTGGACGGACGTCAACGACAACATCAAAGTTAAAAAAGACGCTGCACCCAACAAGATCGATGCAGTAATCGCAATCATCATGGCGCTTGGCCGCATGAAAGTTCACGCCGGTCTGCAGCCATCTCCCTATGAATCACGCGGAATACGAACACTCTAGGAGTCCATATGGCATTTTGGAATAAAAAGTCAGATGCGACTGCTCAAAAAGGAATAACTTACGGCCTCGATTCGCCAGCACTGATGGAGCTCATCATGCGCGGCGAGAAGCCCTCCTTAAGCGCAGTCTCGCCCGAGACGGCGATGCGCTTATCGACGGTCTATGCCTGCATCAAAGTTCTGTCGGAAACGGTCAGCACGTTGCCTTGTCATTTATACAAGCTAACTGCCGACCGCTCGAGCAAGACTCATCAGTGGTCAGACCAAATGCACTCGCTGGTGTATCGGTCTCCCAACGATTGGCAGACCGCTCAAGAGTTCTGGCAGATGCAGGTCGTCAACTTGTGTCTACGCGGCAACAGCTATTCGTACATCGTGCGCGGAGAGTCAGGTCGAGTCGTCGCCCTGAACCCGATACCTGTCGATTCAGTCAGCGTCGACATACAACATCAAAACCAAATCACTTATCACGTCACGATTGGTGAGCAGGGCAGAGAACGAACAATGGTCTTGCAGCCTAGCGAAGTGCTGCACTTTAAAGGTATGACGCTCGACGGCATTAGAGGCATTTCGCCGATTGCGTACCAGGGCAGTCTGCTCGGCGGAGCAATCGAGCAACGTGATCACGCTAACAATGTCTTTGCGAATGGCAGCACTCCTCGAGGCGTGCTCCAGGTCGACGGCACACTCAGCGACGACGCTTATAAGAATTTAAAAGAGAGCTGGGACGCAGCTCACGGCGGCACACGCAATGCTAATAGAGTCGCGCTGCTCGAGGCTGGCGTTAAGTTCGAGCCAATTTCGATGAGCCCTGGTGATGTTCAGTTGATCGAAACGCGCAAGCTATCGCGCGAAGAGATCTGTGGCATTTTCAGAGTCCCGCCACACATGATCGCTGACCTATCTCGAGCAACCTTTTCGAACATCGAGGCACAAGGTCTCGACTTCTATAAATCAGCTATCTCGCCTTATCTCAAATCATTTGAAGGTCGGATGGATTATCAACTGCTTGGCGACAGCACTCGCTGTTTCAAGTTCGACGTGTCCGAGCTCATACGCGGCGACTTCCAGGGTGAGGTCGAAGCCTACAGCAAGCTACTCACCATGGGCGTCATGTCGCCTAACGAAGTTCGCTCGAGGCTCGACATGAATCCGCGAGAAGGCGGCGACCAGTACGTCAGCGACAGCAACAACCTGACATTCGGTAACGACGAGGAGCAGGAGGAAGCACCAGATGGTCAACCTGGTTCCTACTAGTCAAATGGCGAAAAACGCGCGACGAGGTCTTGAGCTACGTCGTGAGTACAACCGAGGGGGCACGGCCGTCGGTGTCGCTCGAGCTCGATCAATTGCAAACCGACAAGAGCTCTCGCCAAAAACAATTAACCGCATGGTGTCCTTTTTCGCTCGACACGCTGTCGACGCTGAAGCAGAGGGATACCGTCCTGGCGAGCCTGGATATCCATCCGCTGGGAAGATCGCAAACCTGCTTTGGGGTGGTCCCGCAGGTTACTCGTGGGCCAAACGCAAACAGAGAGAACTAGAAAAAAACTTAGAGGTCACTATGAAGAAGGTCTTTCACTTAGAAGACATCAAGCTCTACACCGAAAACGACGAGCGCAAATTCGAGGGCTATGCCAGCACCTTTGGCAACATGGATCGCCAGGGTGACATCGTCGATGCAGGCGCATTCGCGAAGAGCTTGGCCTCGCACAATACCCAAAACACGATGCCAGCCATGCTGCTGCATCACGATCTCAAACGACCCATAGGCAAGTGGACGCACATGAGTGAAGACAGCAAAGGGCTTCGCGTGACGGGCACTTTAACCGAGGGCGTCAGAGATGCCGATGAGGCATACGCACTGCTCAAAGACGGTGCAATCAACAGCATGTCCATTGGATACCGCGTGCGCGACGAAGAGTACGACGCACGCTCAAAAGCAAATCATCTTAAGGAGATTGATCTACACGAAGTCTCCTTAGTGACTATCCCCGCTAACGCCGCTGCACTTGTTTCGAGTGTCAAAGACGAGACCGGGGACATCAACATTAGAGAGCTCGAGACCGTTCTGCGTGACGCTGGACTAAGTCGAAAGGAAGCCAAAGCCATCCTGGCTGAAGGTTACAAAGCTATCGATGTCGATGAAGAGGAGTTGATCGAAGAGACCACTGATGAGCGTGACGCTCAGAAAGAGGACGACCGTCAACGCCTTCAGGCGATGCTTGAAAAACTCAACAGCATCAAATCCAAAACCAAGTAACAGGAAACTGCTATGACGGAAGAAGTTAAGTCAGAGGAGCTCGAGGTTGCCAAGGCAGAGGACGTCAGCCTCGAGGTCGTTGAAAAGACCATCGATGAGGTTGTCGCTCAGAACGAAGCCGTGACCGCCGAAAACGAGTCTCTGAAAAAGGAAGCGTCTGTCGCTTCAGAAGAATTGGCAGCTATCAAGGCTGATCTCGAGGAGATCAAAGCCAAGCAAGCTGCTCCCACCTTTATCTCGAAAACTGGAGATAAGCAAGATATGGAATCTCGCGATTTGTTCAAGACCTTCATCAAAGAAGGCGCTGAAGGTTTACGCACTAAAGGCACTGACCTTCAAATCTCTACCGATGCACAGGGCGGCTACGCTCTGCCGGAAGAGCTCCGACAAGAAATCATTCGCATCCAGCACGAAGTGTCGCCAATGCGACAAGTCTGCTCAATAGCGCAGGCCGCTACGACCGATGTGAAGCAGCTTGTTTCAACAGGTGACGCAGCATCAGGCTGGGTCGGAGAGACTGACTCACGCGCACAGACCAACTCGCCCGAGCTGGCTCAGCGCACTGCAACTTTCGGTGAAGTGTATGCACGTCCTCGTGTTTACCAGCACCTCATCGAAGACGGCTTCTTCAATGTTGAAGACTGGCTGCTCAGTGAAGTTGCGCGTCAATTCTCAGAAGCAGAAGGTGTTGCCTTCCTTTCTGGTAATGGCACCAACAAGCCGGTCGGTATCTTGAACGGTCTCACTTTGACCGCTGACGCCGCAGCAAACGACGCTAACGGTACTTATGAAGTACTAAACACTGGCGTTAACAACGCGCTTGGCTCTACTGACGCAGGGATCATCGAG